AAAGATTTAGGAGTGTATAAGGATAAATTAACTCCTATTGCAGACGAATTAGAGGTAGATACTTCTAATATTCAAGGATCAATGGTGTATGAACCTGCAAAGGTAGCTGCACAGCGCATGGAAAAGCTGATGCACGACCAATTAGACGAGTCTGAAGCCCCAAAACACCTACGATCTGTAGCTTTTGAGACTTGTTTGTTTGGTACAGGAGTAATGAAGGGTCCTTTTGCCCAATCTAAAGAATATCCTCGTTGGAATGAAGACGGTGAGTATGATCCTATAATGGAAACTATTCCAAAAATGGAGTATGTTTCTATTTGGGACTTTTATCCAGACCCTGACGCAAGAAATATGTCTGAAGCTGAGTTTACTATTCAGAGACATAGACTTAATCGTACACAGCTAAGAAATCTTAAAAAACGCCCACACTTTCGAGATGAGTCCATAGAATTAGCTATTGACTACGGGGCAGATTACTACCGTAATTACTGGGAAGATGCCTTAGAGGAAGACAGTGTATCTGAACAGATGGATCGCTTTGAGGTTTTAGAATACTGGGGAGTTCTTGATAACGAATTAGCCGAAGAAGCTGATTTAGAATTACCAGATGAATTAGCAGACCAAGATCAAGTACAAGTAAATATATGGGTATGTAATGGGCAGATACTTAGACTAGTATTAAATCCGTTTACTCCTAGTCGTATCCCATACCTATCAGTTCCATATGAGCTAAATCCTTACTCATTCTTTGGCATTGGTGTAGCTGAAAATATGACAGATACTCAATTGCTTATGAATGGCTTTATGAGAATGGCGGTAGATAATGGAGCCTTATCTGGTAACCTTCTTATCGAAGTAGATGAAACTAATCTAGTACCCGGTCAAGACCTACAAGTTTATCCGGGCAAAGTCTTTAGGAGACAGGCAGGAGCACCCGGACAAGCTATCTTTGGAACTAAGTTTCCGAACGTAAGCCAAGAGCTTTTGATGATGTTTGATAAGTCTAGGCAGTTAGCTGATGAGGCTACTGGTATACCTAGTTACTCGCATGGTTCTGGAGCCGTAGGTGGGGTAGGCAGAACCGCCAGTGGTATGTCTATGCTCATGGGGGCTGCAGCGCAAAATATCAAAGCAGTGGTACGAAACATTGATGACTACCTTCTAGGTCCTCTAGGCAAAAGTCTATTTGCATTCAATATGCAGTTTAACTTTGATAAAGAATTTACTGGAGACTTGGACGTAAAAGCCAGAGGTACAGAAAGCCTGATGCGAAACGAAGTCCGAAGTCAGCGTCTACTACAGTTTATGCAAATGACCGCTAATCCACAGATGGCTCCGTTTGTTAAGTATGATTTTATTCTAAGAGAACTAGCTTCCAGTATGGACCTAGATGAGGACAAGATACTTAATGATCCACGAGAAGCCGCAATACAACAGAAGATGATGGCTGAGATACAGGCAATGATGCCTCAACAGCCACAGCCGCCTACGCCACCAGTTCCAGAAGGCGCAGGTACACCACAAGCCCCTACACCTGATACTCAAGGATTTACTGGTTCAGGTGGTGGAGCCAATGGCGGTAATGCGCCACAGCCAGATCAACCCCCACCCACAGCAAATGAGGTAATTCAATGACGTATTGCAAACCATGTAAGACAAAGACGAAATGTAAAAAGGCAGATAGGTGCTTAAAGAAAAAGTAATGAATAAAGATTTCTATAGGTCCCTGTTACCTTTAGTAAATGACAAGGACCACTTTGATATTTTAGTGGGGTATGCAGACCAGAGGATTGAGGTTTTGCGTACTCTTCTAGAAACGTGCAAAGACCCTAACCGCATCCTAGAAATACAAGGCTCTATAACGGAGCTTCGTAGGATAGCCACCCTTAGACATGAAACCCTAAAAGGTGCAGAATGAAGTTTACTGACCTTCTACAGCAATCTGATATCCCTGTTCAGGATGATCCTTTTATTATAGGGGATGGAGAGGATAATACTCCAAGTTATATTAAAGATCAAACTCCTATAAAAGGTAAAAGTACTGCAAACATTATTTCTGAAGGTATAGACCAGTTTGGAAAGGCTGTTGTTGAAGACCCAGTAGGTGTAGCCAAAGCTATCGGAACAGGTATATATGAAGGTGGCAAAGAGTTTGTGCAAAACCCTGTAGAAACTACTACTGAATTTGTTAGTGGAGTAGGTCAATCTATTGCAAATGTAGGAACTAAAAGTCTAGAGGATTATTTGCCTGAAGGAGTGACTGAAGATTCTGCTACTGCAGATCAAATGACACAAGCACGACAAGACAGGCTTAATGACTATCTTAATGCTTCTATTGTAGTACCTGCAGCAAGTGGAGTAGTAAAAATAGGTACATCTTTATCAAAGGTTCTTCCTGAACTTGAAGTAGATGCTAATGCTTTAGGATCGATGGGTGGGAATATAAAAATTAAAAAAGATAAGGTAAATGATTCTGACCTAAATGATGAAAACTTGGATACTCTTAATGAAGAGTTAATGTCTGTAGCCGCATATCAAGCAGCTAACATGGGTAAAAATGGCGCTCCTCCTCTAAACTCTGTAAAAGGATATAAGCTATTTAGAATAAATAGAGAAACTGGTGAATTATTTCCTTTGTATGTAGACGCTAAAACTGCTATCCCTTTAGATACATGGGTTCCTGCAATATCAGGAGAATTAGCAAAATCTGGTAAAGTTAAATCTGAAATAGGTGAACTTGCATATCGCCCCGGATTTCATGCTGCGCAATTACCGTGGGTAAATCATATTGGTTCTAAGTTTGAGATTACTAAAGAAAAATTTGACGAGCTAAAAGCTGATGGAGCTAACAATCTAATACAAGAAAATACTAAATCAGGTACAAAATATTACGAAAGACTTAGGGATGAAGACACTGTATGGGCAGAGATTGAACTACCTAACGATGTAGATTGGCAGTCAGTAGCAAACGCAAATGCAAGAATTAAAAAGGATGGCACTCCTGAAGCAAAGACCGCCCATATAACAGATCAAATACCTGAAGGTGGTTTTTATTATTATAATACTAAAGCAGGTAATCCTAATCAGTGGCTCATTGGCGGCTCTATGAAAATAAACAGGGTACTTGATGATGCTGAAGTAGAACAGATCAATATGGAAGCAGGTGTACTTGGTTCAGATATGCCAAGAAAACCCTATAGTGAAACTGACACTGTACCTGCTACCGTAGCAGAACAAACAGAAGACCTTTTAGGTAATCGTATTTCTACTAGGGTTCCTAGTGCTAAATCAGGAACAGTTATTCTTCCTGAAACTTATAATAGAGATTTAGAAATTAACACAGAGGCTATGATAGAAGGAAATACTCTAGATAAAAACATAGATTTTCTTGCTACTCGTAGAGATGGCTCCGCTGTATATGATGGGGTAGATGCAGGTAGATATTTTCCTGCATTTAAAGGACTTGAAAAATTAGACCCTGAAGCAAGGCTTGAATATGTAAATGCTATGCAACAGAAAAATCTAGAATTTATTTTAGATAGATTGCCCAAACAATTTCAAGATAGAACTAAAGTTTGGTATGAGGGAGCTAATAGAATAGCAGGTGAATTAGCTGAAAAATACGGTGTGCCTCAATCTGCCATGTCAGCGACTATAGCTGCTTTATCCCCTCAGATGGATTGGTTTAGCAATGTATCTTTAGCAGAGAGAGTAGCTGATGTAGTTACAAATAAAAGAAATATGGCTTTTACTCCAGAAATGGAAGCAGTATCCAAGCAATATCCTGTATTTTTAACAGATAAAAATAGACCTATTTTTGAAAGTATAAAAGGCAAAACATACGCAGAATTAGAAACAGATATGCAAAAGGCTATGTGGGTACGAGCCTATGATCAAGCATATAATCCTAGAACTCATAGATCACTTACTCCTGAAGGAGAAATTGGAGATATTATACTTAACGCAAACGGTAAACCAAAAGCAGTTTCTTGGGGAAGTTTTACAGAAATATCTAAAGCAGTAAAATCTATAGAAAGTAATGGAGATTTAAATATAATTTCTGATGCTTTAGGAATGAGACATAAAGTTAGAAACTTTTATAATAATATAGAAATACCTTTTTCTGACTTTGATGATATAACTATAGATACTCATGCTATTGCTGCAGGGTATATGAGGCCTTTAGGTGGATCAGACCCACTTGTTTCTCAAGGATTAGGAACTGCAGGGTCTTCTTCAGACCCAACTGGAGCGCAAGGTAGTTATGGTTTTCTGGCAGATAATTATAGAGTAGTTGCAGATGATAGAGGATTACGTCCTAGAGAAAGTCAATCTATTGTGTGGGAAGCTATTAGAACCTTAATGGATGATAAAAAGACACTGCCTAATAAACAAAAGGTAAATCAAATATGGAATGCTTATGATAGAGGTGATCTTACTCAGGAACAGGCACTTGGTCTTATAGAAGAGACATTTGGGAGCTTTCCTCAAAGAGTAATAGACCCTAACGAAAAACGCACCATAAAAGGTGGTGCTAGTACTATGTTTAACAAAGGCGGTTTAGTAACAGGCCTAATGTCACCAGAGGAAATGTAATGGAACAAATGAAACCAAGACCAAGACCAGAAGAAGAAATAGATGTATCTCCTAACGCAGAAGCAGGGGATCAATTTTTTGTACAACAGGCTGAGAGAAACAGAGAGTTACTAGAGCAGTATCCATTAAAACCAATGCCAAGGCCAGAGCCAGAGCCAGAAGAGCAACAAATGAGGCCAATGCTCAAGGACTCAGAGCCAAGTGGTCGTGAGTATATGCGTGAAGATCAACGAACTGATGTAGTAACAGAGCAGTATGAAATTAATGGTGAGACATTTGATATACCTGTGCTTATATTTAAAGATGGTGGAAAAACTGCCTTTCAATACGTTCTACAAAATATAGTTGACGGAGGAAACGCAGAAGCAACTAATCCATATGGTACGGTAGGAGATGGAAGTCAGCCTTCTATGGATGATTTGTCTGATAGAGTAAAGAATTTTGTTAGACAAAATAATCCTACTAGACAAGAGTTTGAAACTTTTTGGTATAACCCACAAGTGTTCGATGGAGGGTTTATAACAAAAGATGATGGCATGAAAGGTCGCTCAGAAGAAGATAAAGAAATTGCAGACGAGGTAGAGCAGGTAGACGTTGCGGAAGCAGACAGAGATGAAGATGGGTTTGTATCTCCTTCAGAACGTGAAGTACAATTGGCTCTGCAAAAGAATGAATTAGTTGACGAGGAAGAGCTAGAGAAGATGAAGCCAGTAGAGGCTTATCATGGTGGTATGATGAGTTCTTGTGATGGTGGTCCTGATTGCACTTGCGGAATGGATGATCCAATGGTATCTGGATATGATGAAGTATCTGGTAACCCCATTCCAATTGGCTCCTCTGCAGAAAACGTGCGTGACGATATTCCTGCTAATCTTAGCGAAGACGAATATGTACTTCCTGCCCATGTAGTGAAGTGGCATGGATTGAGACATATTATGGATTTGCAGAATGAAGCAGAAATGGGACTCATGGCTATGGAAATGAGTGGGCTTATCCATGAAGTATACGAAGAAGAACCCGATAGCGAAGGCGCTGATGACACCGAAGTTCAAGCCTCAGACGATACCGAACAAGAAGAGGACGAAACGGAAGGAGAAACATCCGAAGAAATTCCATCCGAAATGATGGATGTAGAGGTCGCAGCCGTAGAGGTTGATGACCATTTAGATGACGAGGAAGATGAAACACTCTATCCAATGTCGCAACCACTCCCTGCAATTATGAAGAAACAAAAAATAGTTTTTGCAGTTTAACAAAATGGATACCCGATTAGTCGGACCCATAAGGAGCAATTATGCAGAAGAAGCAAAAGTATAGCCGTATGCCTGAAGATGATAATGAGTTGACCTACTCACAGGAAGTAATGGCGCAAGAACCAGAACCAACTGAGGTATTAGATGCTGAAGAAGAAAGTTATAAAAAACGCTATACTGATATTCAGCGACATATTCAAGAAGTAAGAAATCAAAAGGATCAAGAAGTTGCCAATATTAAAAAACAACTTGATGCAGCGACTAGGAAACAAATTAAGTTCCCTAAAACTGATGAAGAGGTTGAACAGTGGAGTAAAAAGTATCCTGATGTTGCCAAAATCGTTGATACTATTGCTCAAAAACGCGCTAATGAAGCCCTACGGATTGGTGAAGAGCGCCTTGCTAAAGTTGAGCAATTTGAGAAAAAAGTAAACAGACAATCTGCAGAACAGGTTCTTTCTCAAAGGCATCCAGATTTTATGGAGATAAAGAAAGACCCTAAGTTCCATGAGTGGGTTGCTCTACAGCATAGCACTATTCAAGATTCTGTATATAAGAACAATACAGATGCATCATGGGCTGCAAGTACAATCGATCTCTACAAAGCCCAGATGGGTAAAAAGAAGAAATCTAATGGTGCGGCACAGTCTGTAGGAAGAACTTCTAGTACCACTCCTTCTTCAGGACAGGGAATGAAGTTTTCTGAAAGTCTTGTACAGGCTATGTCTGACCGTGAATATGCTGCAAACGAAGAAGCCATAGAAGAAGCAATTCGGACAGGCAAATTTGCTTATGACATATCGGGGGCTGCAAGATAATAATTAACTATTGTATAATAGTTGCCTCTGTGTTATAATGTAGTTGTAATATGATTTGCAGGACACCACTCTGTAGTGGTATACCCTGCCCCTTCCAGATAAATATAACAAGGTATACCAGATTAAAGAGGACCACAAAGTTTCGTGATACCCTCAAGTAGTCTGCCACTGAGTTAGTCTTATCTGATCTAGCTACCTCTTCCTGTAAAGGACATAGGAGAGGTGTATTCAAAAGCCATTTCATATAGGAGAACAAACAATGGCATTCGCAAAAGCATCAGGTTATACCAACCTTAACTCAGGAAATTTTTCGCCAGTCATATACTCGAAAAAGGTCCAAAAGGCGTTTAGAACGGCTTCTGTTGTAGACGCAGTAACTAACACAGATTATTCCGGGGAGATAGCTAACTTCGGTGACTCTGTTAAAATAATTAAAGAGCCAGATATCACAATCACAACATATGAGCGTGGTACACAACTAGCAACTCAAGACCTCACAGACGCTGACTTCACTATGGTCGTTAACCAAGCAAACTACTTCCAGTTCGCAATTGACGATATTGAAGAAGCACACAGCCACGTTTCTTTTGGTGACTTGGCTAGTGACCGTGCAGGTTATAAATTGCGTGATACATTTGACTCAGATGTGCTACATCACATGGCAGGTTTCACTGCAGCAGGTGCAAGACGTACTGCACTTGAAACAGGAAGCACCAAAGCAGACAGCGGAGCAGATAATGATGAATTGCTACCTGCTAACAAATTAGATATCACTGATTTTGGTGGGTCTGATATTGGTGGTGCATCAGAAATCACATCTATTCCAATCGCTGCAGGTGGCGGTGCAGGTGGTATTACTTCACCACTAGCAATCTTAAACCGTATTGCACGACAAATGGATCAGGCTGCAGTAGACACCGACTCAAGGTGGTGTGTGGTGGACCCTGTGTTTGCAGAAATCTTGATGGACGAAGATTCAAAATTAATTAATTCTGACTTCGGTGGTGGAGATGAGCTACGAAACGGACGTATGCCCGGACAACTTCGTGGGTTCACAATCTACAAATCCAACAACCTACCTTCACTAGGTACAGGTGCAGGAACTGCAGCAGCAGCAGGTTCAGAAACTAACATGAGTTTCCTAGTAGCAGGACATTCATCTGCAGTAGCAACAGCGGAACAGATTGCCAAAACAGAGACTTTCCGTTCGCCTACAACCTTCGCAGATATTGTCCGGGGAATGCAGTTATATGGAAGGAAAATACTCCGTCCAGAAGCTCTATTCACAGCCGCTTACAACTTAGCGTAAGTTATACAGTATTATGGGGGGCAGGTCAACTCTTGCCCCTCAACTAAATGTACTTAGGAATTTTGTATGCCCTCTACCTATATAGACCTATCAAATAAAACTTTGCGAAGGCTGAATGAGGTAGAGATACCCGTTTCAGACTTTCTTACTGTGCGAGGGGTACAGGCTTTAGTTAAAGATGCAGTCAGGGCTGCAATTGCAAAAGTCAATCAGGCAGAATTTGAATGGCCTTTTAATGCTGCAGAGTTCACACAAACTTTAGTAGCAGGTCAATCAGAATATTCTTGGCCTACAGCTTTTAAAAAGGCTGATTGGAATACATTTCAGATTATAAAAGATGACTCCCTTAACACGGGATTTACTACTTTAAAATACATGGATAGGGATGAGTGGTACGCCACTAGAAGAGATGCAGACTATGAGGCAGGTAATGCAGGAGTAGGTGTTCCAGAATATGTCTTTGCTTCTCATGGTACAGGATTTGGAGTAACCCCCTCTCCTAACGCAGCTTTTCAAGTAAGATTTAGATACTTTCTTAACTATACAGATTTAACTGCAGCTACTGACGTAACTAGAATACCAGAAAGTTTTGACAATGTTATAGTAGATGGCGCACTTTATCATATGTATATGTTTAAAGATAATGTAGAATCGGCTCAACTTGCGTTTCAAGCATTTATGAGTGGCTTAAAAGATTTACAAACCTTATTTATCAATAACTATGAGTATGTACGGGATAGCAGGGTAAGGTTCTAATGGCAGACCAGATACAGTCATACAAGCTAGTATGTTCTGGTGGCCTTAATAGTAACGAGAACCACTTAGAATTATCAGATAAGTTCGCAGGTTCTGCTACTAGACTTGTTAATTATGAGCCTTCTCTATACGGAGGATATCGTAGAGTAGAAGGGTATGAGGTACTAGGTGGAATTGATTCTACGGTGGGTGGCTCAAATGGAGAAGGTAAAGTATTAGGGGTATTTGTTTATCAAAATGAACAGTATGGAAATCCTTATATTATTGCCGCTAGAAAAGATGCAGGTGCAAATACATACTCCTACTACAAATTTTTAGATGGTGTAGGATGGCAAGTATTTGCTACAGGACTTACCCTAAGTCATACAGTAAGTAGCAGGTCTGTAGAAAAAGTAAGAGGGGTAGGGTTCTCGTTAGATAGCGTAAATTACATGGCGTTTGCTGACGGGGTAAATAATGGAATACTATTTGATGGATTAAACTGGACTTTTGTAAGTCCCTCTAATACAGGACAATCTTTTGCTCAAGCAGGTGGAGCGCAGGTTGTAGCCGCACCAAGCCTAGTAGATTTCTTTAACAACTCTCTATGGTTTGCAGGGGACAGCGCATTTCCTACTAAGATATCGGTTAGTGCAAAAGGCGGTGGTGGTAACATACTTGATTTTGCTACTACTAGTCCAAGTCAAAAAAATCTAGCTCAACAGTTTGAGGCCCCATTTAAAGTAGTTCAAATAAAGCCCTTCAGAAATGATTTGTTTATATTTGGGGCTAACGCTATACAGAAAGCTTTTCAAGGTGAATTTTTATATGACACCGAAGACGTAACTAAAAACGTAGGATGTATAGCAAGAGACAGTGTAGTTGAGATCGGTGGAGATTTATTATTCCTTGCACCAGATGGATTTAGACCAGTAGCAGGAACCTCTAGAATTGGAGATGTTGAGCTAGAGTCTGTAAGTAAACCAATACAAGTTTTACTTAAAACTCTTATAGAAAGACAAACTTCAGATAATATTAGTTCCTGTGTTATAAGAAGTAAGTCTCAAGTAAGGTTTTTTGTTGGAGACTCTACTATAAATGTAGAAAACTCTTTTGGCATTATTGGAGGCTTGTATGACAAAGATGGATCAATTAAATGGTCTTACGGAGAACTTCTTGGTATTAGAGCTTCATGTGCTACTAGTGAATATATAAATACTATAGAACACGTTCTACATGGGGACTTTGACGGAAAAGTTTACAGACAAGAAAGAGGAACTAGTTTTAAGGGTTCTAATATTCTTAGTGTATACGAAACACCATTTTTAGATTTTGGGGACACCGAACAAAGAAAAGTAATTAGAAAATTAAATACTTTTATTAGGGCAGAGGGTCCTGTAGAATTATTTTTAACGCTCTCGTATGATTGGGGAGATAACGCAACCTTGACCCCATCTACTTATTCACAAGAAAGTGAAGGCGGTCAGGTAAAATATGCAGGTCTTAATATAGACTACGGTGCAGCCAATGTTTTATATGGTGGTAACTCTAAGCCTATAATGACTACAGATGTACAAGGAAGTGGGTTTGCCGTGAGCGCAACTTTTGTAACAATAGGACAATCAGAACCTTTCTCTATTCAAGGATTGGTTTATGAGTTTAGTACCGCAGGGAGAAGATAATGACAGGTTATACAAGACAATCCATAGCCAGTATTATCAATGGTAGTAATATTACTGCCCCACCATTAAACGCAGAATTTGATCAATTATTAGCAGCCTTTCATGCTTCTACTGGACACACTCACGATGGTACTTCTGCAGGAGCAGGTCCTAAAATAAATTTAGCTACCTCTGTTTCTGGGTTACTTCCTGCAGTTAATGGTGGTTCTGGGGGTGCTAATAAATTAGATGCTACAGCAAATCCAACTATAGCAAATGATAGCAGTCAAAACTATGCAGTAGGCTCTGTTTGGATAAATGTAAGTACTGATAAGATATTTATCTGTGTAGATAACACAAGCAATGCCGCACAGTGGAGACAGGTAGTAGCTAATGATGGTTTAAAGATTGTCCCTGAAACTACTAACACAATAGACATCGGCTCCTCTAGCCTGAAGTACAAAGACTTTCACCTTGCAGGTAACGCACTTGTAGGCGGCACTCTAGGAGTTACAGGTCTTAGCACCCTAGCTTCTTTAAACTCTACCACCTCTACACTAGGTTCTGTAACTGTAGGCGGCTCTGGAAACAACGGCTCTATTAACGGTGTCGTAATCGGTAGCACAAATCCAACCTCTATCGCAGGTACAACAGTTGCTGCCTCTAGTGGTTTTACTGGTGACCTTACTGGTAATGTGGCAGGTAACGTAACGGCTTCTTCTGGTACATCTACCTTTAACAACTTAGCAATCAATGGAACGCTTACAGGTAACCTTACTGGTGGTATTACTGGTAACGTAACCGCTACGACAGGCTCTAGCCAATTCAATGATGTCACTATCAATGGCACGTTGAACATGGACGCAGGTACGACAGGTACTATTACCAACCTGACTACCCCGACTAATCCAAACGATGCTGCTACTAAGGGTTATGTTGATACCGAAGTATCAAATCTCGTGGCTTCTGCCCCTGCAGCATTAGACACACTAAATGAACTAGCGGCTGCATTGGGGGATGACGCAAACTTCTCCACTACGATTACTAACAGTATAGCCACAAAATTACCTCTGGCAGGTGGCACTATGACAGGTGCTATCGACATGGGTAGCCAAAAAATTACGACTACTTATACACCTACTAATACTGCAGACCTTACTAACAAATCTTATGTAGATACCCAAGACGCTCTCAAGCTCAGTCTCTCTGGTGGCACAATGTCTGGCGCTATTGCGATGGGTAGCAATACCATTAGTGGTGTTCCAAACCCTACTGCTAATGATCAGGTTGCAAACAAAGCCTACGCAGACAGTATTCTTGGATCATCTACTGCAGCCGCAACTTCTGCTACGGCAGCGGCTAACTCAGCGGCAGCGGCTTTGAGTAGTGAAAATGCAGCGGCAGGTCATGCGACTACAGCCCAATCAGCAATCGCCTCATCACAACAGTTTCTAGATACCTACTTCGTATCAGCAAACGCTCCAACAGGGTCTAACGTAGGCATAGGTGATCTGTGGTTCGACACCACTAACAACCTTATGAAAGTCTACGGCTCTGGTGGCTTCCAGAATGCAGGTTCTTCAGTCAACGGAACATCGGAGAGAGCCGACTTTGTAGTAGGTACTTCATCAGGCTCTTATACAGGATCAACCACTACATTCCCTGCGACTTACGATGCAGGTTTTGTAGACGTTTACCTCAACGGTGTAAAACTAGCACCCTCAGATTTTACCGCCACATCAGGATCAACTATCGTTCTTGGTTCAGCGGCTTCAACTGGCGACACAGTGGCTGTCGTTGGTTACGGAACATTCCAATTATCTAGCCACTATACGAAGACAGAAGTCGATACATTCATCGATGACGTTGAAACTTTAGCATTGGCAGGAATTTAAAAAATGGCAATAAGCACAACAACGGTTGAAAGCAACCTTACCACTAAATTAAATAATACAAGTGGCACAACGGATGCAAAAGAGTTTTTGCTCTTAGGTAAAGCCGTTGAAGCCTTAACTCCATCAGTTACAGTAAACAGTGTTATCTCCGAAGGTACTACTCAGGTTGCAAGAGTTACCACCGAAGGGAATACCCAAGTGGCGGCAGTACAAGCGGCAGGGTCTGGGTATGCTCAATTAGCAGGGGCTACATTTACTGGTGATGTAGACTTTGGTTCTAACAAAATAACCTATTCTAATAACTATGCTCAACTGGCAGACCTTCCAAGCGCATCCACTTATCATGGGATGTTCGCACATGTCCATGCCACAGGAAAAGGGTACTACGCACATGCAGGGGCATGGGTTCCGCTAGTAAATGCAGCCTCAAATGGTGATGTTACTATAGACGGTTCACTTACGGTAAACGGAACTCAGACCACTATAAATTCAACTACCTTAGATGTTGATGACCTCAACATTACCGTAGCAAAGGGCGCAGCCGATGCAGCCGCTGCAAATGGCGCAGGTTTGAGCGTAGACGGTGCTTCAGCCACCTTTAACTATGCTAATAGTGGCGATAAGTGGACGATGAATAAGCCACTAGATGTCACTGGTGCGGTTACGGCTACTGGGGCAGATATTAACGGCCCCTTAAATATAGAAGAAGTTAAAGAAAAGGTCATCGTAGATACCAGTACTACAGGCAGTATTTTTGGTAATCTTAGTTTAGGCGCAGTTCGTTATTATACAGCTAACCAAACCGCTAACAGAACTATTTCTTTTAGAGGTGACCAAGGAAGTGGGATTTCTCTAGACAGCATTATGGCTGTTGGTGATAGCATGACTTCTGCATTCTTATTTACGCAGGGTTCTACGGCATATTATATTAGTACTGTTTATGTAGATGGTGGCGCACCTGCCGTACTAAAATGGGTTGGTGGCGCACCTACTGGTGGCAATGCAAACTCTATAGATGCCTACACTTTTACAGTAATCAAAACTGCTGCTTCAACATTTACAGTTTTAGCAAATCTATCAAAATACGAATAGGAGTTTGGAATGATATTTCCAAAAAAACCTGAAATATTATACGCCCCCATGTTAGCCACTTTTGGCGGTGGGTCTGCTAATGGGTTTAAGGCTAGTGGTGGTGGTGGTGCGTTTGCAGGTAATGAAGTAGGCTATCCTAATACAACTATGACAAACGCAACAACCAGTTGGTTTTCTGCTGGGTCGTATGGATATCTTGGCGTTGATGTTGGTGCTGATTATAAATTTACTGCTGGGCAAGACGTTTCTACTGCTGCTTTTAGATGGTTAGGAACAAGCACTCAATCTAACTCGTTTTATATTTTGGTTTTTGAATTTGTTGCAGGTCATACTTATGACGTACATTATGGATTTAGAGTAGATTCTGTTGGTAATACCTACAACGTAGTTCAAACTATGGCTATTGCTAATTCACCACAGACTTTTGGTAATCCTGTTATTCCGTCAACTGGCGATTATTATTTAGGTTGGCGTTCTGGCGTACCTTCTGGCGTAGGGTACGGAAGTTCAGGTAATATTTGGGCAGAAAGTACCACAAGTGAACCAAATTCAATTAGTAAATGGGCTTCTACACAAGGTAGTTCTAATACAGCACCTTACGCGGGTGAAAGAATAACTTTTAATATGATAGATCAGCAAGATTATATAGCGCTTAGAATAGAATAATTAGGAGAAATTAAATGTCTAGAGCAAGAACTCTTGCCGACTTCATAAGTACAGGCGCAGGTACTGGTATCCTCGCAGACGGTGCTATTGATAGTACTGAAATAACAGGCGTAACGGTTTCTTCCGCTGAGATAAACCGACTAGCAGGGGTTAGTGGGGATGTGCAAACTCAGATCAACGCTAAAGCCAATACTTCTAGTCTAGCGGCTGTAGCAACCTCTGGGGCATACGCTGATGTAACTGGAACTCCAAGTCTGGGAACAGCGGCTGCACTCAACGTAGGTACGGCTGCATCTAATATTCCACAGTTGGATGGCACTGGAAAACTCCCTGCCATAGATGGCTCTCAGCTAACTGGTTTGGGCGTTACTCAGGGAACTCTTACCAAGACGTTTACGCAGAATGAAACCTCAGACATTACTCTAGGTCAGGCTGTAACCCCTGCACCAGTAGTATCCGCAACGAAGGAAGTACCACAGACAGGCGTATCAACTAAGGGTAATTGGGATGTAAACTCTACAGCAAGTAACTACGACTTCCACAATACCGCTGCGAATGTGACGCTTACGCCTAGTTCTTCTCCAGACCTTGCATCCTCAACATATGCTAGTGTTTCTTTAGGAGTTACTGGTAGTTATGGGCCTAGATTTTCCTCTGATGGTACAAAGGTTTTTATGAACCATCAGGGTCAAAACTATATAAGACAAAGTGATTTAAGTACTCCTTGGGATATATCAACTAGAACAGGCGTTGCTTCTTTTAGTACTGCTTCACAAGTTACTGATGAAAGTGGGTTTTGTTTTTCAGACAACGGTTTGCATTTTTATTTAGCAGATGCAAATTATTCTTCAGGTGAAAACTTATTACATCAGTACAGTATAACAAGTGGTTATCCGTATGATTTACTTAATTATGGTAGTTTTACTAGAACAGTAAATCTTACAAGTTTAGGCGAGTCTGCACCTTCTGGTGGGGCAGTATATACTGCTTTAGTAGAAGATAGTGGAACTAAAATGTATATTTTTACTGGAACAGGCTCTGCTTTTTTAATAAGACAATACACTTTAAGCACTGCCTACGATATCAGTTCTGCTACTTATGCAAATAAATCTTTTGATGTTTATGCTGATTATGGGTCAGGTGGTTATCCTGCTAATTCTTCACTTTCATCAGATGGTACAGTACTTTTATTAGCTAATGCTGCGGATGATATTGTTATGCAATACGAATTATCAACTGCTTGGGATATAAGCACTGCTTCTAGAGTTGGAACATATAATCCCTCTGAAGATGCAAACGTAAGCGGTATACATCTTAGACCTGATAACTCTGAATTTTTTATGTTAGGTGGGTCTAATGGCAATATTTATAAATACACATTAGGTTCTAGTCCTTCTCTAGCACTAGGCAGTGGCTCATTTGCATCTACAGACGTAGGAAAACGCATAGTCGGCAATGGCGGTGATGTAATACTAACCTCTACTAGCGGTGCATTTAGCACAACAGGCGGCTCTGCATTTACGGATAGCTCTACGATAGCAGCAGGGTCTTGGTCTATGTTTGGGCTGAAATCCGCAGGGGATGCTAGTGGTATTACTGTGTCAAGTTTAGGCAGCGAAACAGCCGCATATGATTCACAATTAAGTTTAGCTAGTCAAACTACTAGCCCACAAGACGTAGACTTTAATCTTGATGGTGGAAAGGCTTTTATTGTAAATAATCAGAGTAATACCATAGTGCAGTATAATTTATCTACACCATATTTATTAAGCAGTGCGAGTGCTGTTTATAATTTGTCAGTAAGTAATCAGGACGGACTTCCAACTGGTATTTTTGTAGCGCAAACAAAAATGATTGTATGCGGTTTTAATTCGGAAAAATTACATCTGTATAATCTTGGTAGTAATTATAATTTATCAGGCTCCTCATTTATGCAAGATTTTAACCTTAATACTAATGGTTCTTACTCAAATGGATTGAGAGGTTTAACTTGTCAGCTTGATGCTAGTGGAAATATTGCACAAATATTTACAGTATCACAGCATGATACTAATGTTCGGCATTGGACACCTGCTTCACTTAATCAAGTAAGTAACTTATCATTAACAAGAAGTTTAGATTTAGCAAATGTTAGTGGTATTACTGGCACTCCTCAAGGTCATGGTATAAGATTTAATAACAATGGTACGAAGTTATTTATTGTAGATGAAAATGCAGAAGCTGTTTATCGTTTAGGTCTTACAACAGCTTATGATATTTCTACAGCATCACATGAAATTACTTATGATATATCTACAAATTCAACACAACCTACGGGTATTGCTTTAGGTAAAAGTGATGATTCACTAATGTTTATAACAACAAACACAGGTGATTATTTAAATAAATACAATTTAACAAGTAATTTTACCCAACCCACACAACAATACAACGTAGCCGTAACCAACACTTCTGGTCGCATAGACAGTTCATCATTCACAGACATCAACAGCATGACAGCCGCAGAAAGCGCAGGGTCAGGCACAGCCCACTATGCAGTCTCAACTGATGGTCGAACTACTTGGTCTGTTAATAAGGGTACTGATGGTGTCAGGCCGATTGTTAGGAATAACTCTGGTACATGGCAGTATAATAATGATGGTGGAAATACTTCCCTAAATTCTAATATTAGTAGTGCTACTTACTCTAACAGTAGTTTTTCTTTTAGTAGCCAAACTGGCTCTGCATTAAGTGTTACTTTTAAGCCTGATGGAACTCGAATGTATGTAACGAGTCAACATTATACTTATCAGTATAACTTATCTACACCATTTGATTTATCGACTGCAACATACTCTAATTATAATGCAACGCTTCACTCATATGACAGCACAGTAGAATCATTTTTTATAAAACCTGATGGTACTAAAGCATGGTTTATTGGGAGAAGTGCAGATGAGGTAAGATTAATAAATATAGGTACAGCTTGGGAACTGAACACTGCTACAGTTACAACTGATACTTTAAGTGTTAGCGGAGCAGAAGCTAATCCAACAGGTTTGTGGTTTAAACCTGATGGTACAAAAATGTACTTTGTTGGTACTTCAAATGATGCTGTATGGGAATACTCTTTATCTACTGCATGGGATGTAACAACTGCTTCTTACACAACAAATATTAGTGTAGCTGCTCAAGATGGTGCGCCAAGTGGCCTTGCATTTAATAGTACAGGTACAAAAATGTATGTTACTGGAGAGCTTAACGTACGTGTTTTTGAATATAATCTATCTACGGCTTGGGATGTTAGTAGTGCAACTTATTCTAATTATTCATTATCTGTAAGTTCACAAGGTAGTAATTTACAAAGTGTGTTTATAGGAAATAATGATCAAAAAATATATGTGGTATTACAATCAAATAGCTCAGTTTATGAGTATTCAAATGCTTCAAATGCCTACGCCACTACAGCAACATGGGCTAACGGTACAGTAAACGATGAACTCTACACCCTTCAACAAGCACTAACTGCACAATCTCATAACCGCATGGACAAGACCCAACTAGACGCCATACCAGATGCCAACCATTTCTCTACTGGCTCAAGCCTAGACTTG